AGTGTAACTATGAAGATGTATTTGGTTCTGTTCGATATTGGGACTTGTTGATATACAATTTCTTGAAGAAAAGAAATGTTGTACCACCACCAAAGAAGATGGCACAAGACTCTAGAATTGTCGGTGCTTATGTTAAAGAACCTCATGTTGGTCAACATAAATGGGTTATGTCATTTGACTTAAATAGTCTATATCCTCACTTGATCATGCAATACAATATGAGTCCAGACACATATCAAAGAAAGATATTTGCTCAAGAAATAAATGTAAAGAAACTATTGAATGGTGAAGTTGATACTAGTATGTTAACTAATACAACAGTAACACCAAATGGTGCTTTATTCAGAACAGATAAACAAGGGTTCTTACCAGAACTACTTGAAGAACTATATGATCAAAGAGTATTGTTCAAAAGAAAGATGATTCAATCTCAACAAGAACTTGAGAACACACCAAAAGATGATCTCAAGAAAAGAAAAGAACTTGAGTATGATGTTGTAAAGAATAACAATAATCAAATGGTCAGAAAGATTTCACTTAATAGTTGTTATGGTGCTTTGGGTAATCAGTATTTCAGATACTTTAACAGAGAGATTGCAGAGGGTATAACAACAGCAGGACAGTTAAGTATTAAATGGATTGAAAAAGCTGTTAATGTATATCTAAACAAACTACTTGAATCTGATACAGACTATGTTGTTGCAATCGATACTGATTCGATTTATGTAACTTTTGAAAGTCTGATTGAAAGAGTGAAACCAAAGAATCCGATTGACTTTTTAGATACTATTGCAAAAGAAAAACTAGAACCATTCATGAAAGAAACTTATGAAGAACTAGCATCTTATATGAATGCTTATGATAATAAGATGGAAATGGGTAGAGAAGTAATTGCTGATAAAGGTATCTGGACAGCAAAGAAAAGATATATTCTTAATGTTCATGATTCAGAAGGTGTAAGATACAAAACACCAAAACTAAAAATGATGGGTATCGAGACAGCAAAGTCTTCAACTCCAATGTGGTGTAGAAAGAAACTTGAAGAAGGACTTAAAGTTGTAATGACAGGTACAGAAAATGATGTATGGGATTTCATAACTAACTCTAGAAATGAGTTTAATAAATTACCGATCGAAGAAATATCTTTTCCACGAGGTGTACAAAATGTTAAGAAGTATTACAATGCAGCTTCTATCTATAACAAAGGAACACCAATTCATGTTCGTGGTTCACTACTTTACAATAACTTTTTATATAAATACAATATAGACAAGAAATATCCTGTAATACAGAATGGTGAAAAGATTAAGTTTTGTTACATGAAGTTGCCTAATATAATGAATGAAAATGTTATTTCATTTGTCTCAGCACTACCTAAAGAATTTGAACTTGAACCGTATATTGATTATGATACTCAATTTCAAAAATCATTTGTTGAACCTTTAGGTGTAATATTAGATAAGATTGGGTGGACAACTGAACCAGTTTCTTCACTTGAATCGTTTTTTGGGTAGAGGTTAATTACCCAAAGGGGTAATTAATGTACGAATATAGAGTAAAAATTATCAAAGTGGTAGATGGTGATACAGTAGATGTTGATATCGATTTAGGATTCGGTGTAACTCTTACAGACGAGAGAGTTAGAATCATGGGTATCGACACACCAGAATCTAGAACTAGAGATAAAGTAGAAAAAGTTTTTGGTAAAGCAGCAAAGAAAGCTTTACAAGATATGTTGGGTAAAACATCAATTTTGAAAACACAAATTAATAGAGACGGTGAAGACATGAAAGGTAAATTTGGAAGAATCCTTGGTGACTTTATTATTGATAGAAACGGTGACAGTATTAGTGTTGTTCAAGCTTTGATTGAAGACGGACATGCTGTAGATTACTATGGTGGTTCTAAAGATGATATTAAAGCAGCACACATGATTAATCGTAAAAAATTAATTGATGAAGGAGTCGTAGATATGACTTACGAAAAAGCTGGCTTGACAGATAACGATTCGGTAGTATAATAGATAGTATGACTGAAATAGGTTATTTGTTTTTATCTTTTCACTTAGTAACTTGGGTTTTACTATTGTTAGTTTTTATTGAACTACAATCATGGAAAAGAGAAATCCGACAACATATAGATTATGATAATAGTCTAAAAGCATTGAGGAAGAAAAACAGAAATATTAAATAATGGAGATACTATGAGTTATTTGAAAAACTTAGTGAAAACGACAGGTAATGAGTTCGCGTCGATTGTAGAAGAAGGTGTACAAGCTGCTGATGTAAGTGGTTATATTGATACTGGTTCTTATATATTCAACGCTCTTTTATCTGGTTCAATATATGATGGGTTACCTAATAATAAGATCACAGCTTTGGCTGGTGAGTCTGCAACAGGTAAGACATTCTTCGCACTTGGAATGTGTAAACAATTCTTAAATGATAATCCTGACTCAGCGGTTATTTACTTTGAATCAGAAAGTGCAATCACAAAAGACATGATCGAGGAAAGAGGAATTGATTCTTCTAGAATCGTAATTGTTCCTGTTACAACTGTTCAAGAATTTAGAACACAATCAATTAAAATACTTGATCAATATATCAAAGACAAAACAGATATGAAAATGTTATTTGTTTTAGACTCACTTGGTATGTTATCAACTACAAAAGAGATTGAAGATACTGCATCAGGTGCTGAAACTAGAGATATGACAAGAGCACAGTTAGTTAAAGGTGCATTCAGAGTTCTTACTCTTAAACTAGGTAAAGCAGGAGTTCCATTAATTGTAACGAATCATACTTATGATGAAATGGGATTGTTCGCTAAGAAAGTTATGGGTGGTGGTAGTGGTCTTAAATACGCTGCATCATCAATTATCTTTTTATCTAAGAAGAAAGAAAAAGATGGTAAAGATGTTATCGGTAATATTATTCATTGTAAGAATGAGAAATCAAGACTTACTATGGAAAATAAAATGGTAGATGTTATACTTAAATATGACTCAGGACTAGATCGTTATTATGGTCTATTAGACTTAGCAGTCAAGTATGGTATCTTTAAACAATCATCAACAAGAATAGAATTACCTGATGGTACAACACAATTTGGTAAGACTATTAATAATAATCCAGAGAAGTATTTCACACCAGAAGTACTTGATCAACTTAACGAAGTAGCGAAACAAGAATTTTTATATGGCAACGCGATTAGAACAGACGATTCTCAAGAATCTGATACAGAATGAAGAATTTACTAGAAAGACTTTACCTTACATAAAATCAGAATTTTTTTCTGAAAGGGACGAAGAATTTTTATTCAAACAAATTCGTGAATACTTTTTAAAGTATCAAACATCACCAACACCAGAAGCTCTCATTATTGATATTGATGAGAAAGATGATGTTGATCAACAACTATTATCAGATACAATGGTATTAATCAGAGACATCAAGGAGGATGTTTCTGATACACCTGATGAGTGGTTAATCGATTCTACAGAGAAGTGGTGTAAAGATAGAGCGGTATACAATGGTGTAATGAATTCTATTGCAATCATTCAAGACAAACAAGGACATCAAGGTGAGATACCTGATATTCTAAGAGAAGCATTGTCTGTATCTTTTGATTCAAATATTGGTCATGATTTTATTGAAGATTGGGATTCTAGATATGACTTCATGCACAGAGAAGAAGAACGAATACCTTTTGATTTAGAACTTATGAATAAGATTACTAAAGGTGGTCTTCCAAATAAAACATTGAATATTGTCATGGCAGGTACAGGTGTCGGTAAATCATTATTCATGTGTCATTGTGCATCATCATCATTACTTCAAGGTAAGAATGTATTGTACATTACAATGGAAATGGCAGAAGAAAAGATCGCTGAAAGAATTGATGCAAATCTATTAGACATTTCATTAAATGATTTACAAGACTTACCAAAGTTGATGTATGAAAAGAAGATTACTAGAATTAGAGAAAAGACTAAAGGTAAGTTGATCATTAAAGAATATCCAACAGCAACAGCACATAGTGGTCACATTAGACATTTACTACAAGAGTTAGATTTGAAACGAGATTTCAAACCAGATATGATCTTCATTGATTATTTGAATATTTGTAGTTCATTTAGAGTTAGACCAGGTAGTAATGTAAATACTTACTCTTACATCAAGTCTATTGCAGAAGAACTTAGAGGTCTTGCTGTAGAGTTTGATGTACCGATTATGTCTGCTACTCAAACAAATAGAACAGGTTTTGTTTCTACAGATGTAGGATTAGAAGATACTTCTGAATCATTTGGATTACCAGCAACAGCAGACTTTATGTTTGCTTTGATATCTACAGAAGACATGCAAGAACTAGATCAAGTAATGGTCAAACAGTTAAAGAATAGATATAATGATCCGACATATCATAAAAGATTTGTATTAGGTGTTGATAGAGCAAAGATGAGATTATATGATTGTGAACAATCAGCACAAGATGAGTTAGTAGATATAGGTCCTGTTATGGATAACACAGCAACAGGTAAAAGAGTATCTTCTGAAAACACTAAAGATTTAAAGTTTAGTTGATATGTGGGAATTTAGACATTTAAAGATGCCAGACTTGACTCCGCATGTACCTTTTTTGTATAATAACAGTATGAAAAAAGATATGAAAATAAGACAAATATTCTTAGATATGGACGGTGTTTTAGCTGATTTTGAGTCTAAAATAGCAGAAATGTTAGGTGAAAAGGTTTGGAATAACGATGCTGGTCATAGAGTATATGACGAACATAAGAGAGAATTGACTTCTAAGCATATGTTTAGAAAGATGGATCCTCTTCCAGATGCTTGGAAATTGACTGATTGGTGTCTAAATTCTGGTATTCATACTGAAATATTGACTGCAGCAGGTACTGTTAACAGAGAACTTGTTGTAAGAGATAAAATTGAGTGGATAAGAGAACATATAAACCCATATTGGACAGTTATACCTACATTCAAAGGTAGTCAGAAAGCAGCTTTCGCTCATAAGAAAGCAGTATTGATTGACGACAGAGATAAAAATATCGATTGTTGGGTAGAAGCAGGTGGTATAGGAATACTACATACTACTGCAGACGATACAATCAGACAGTTAAATGAAATCATCAACTCAAAGTAGAACAACTAAAGACAAGGGGATTATTAAAAGTAAACCCCTTGTCGATTTGTTGGTTGAAAAAACTGAAAAGAAAAAAGAACTAATTCAGTTAAAGAAATCTAACATTGATCAAGAAAGACAAAATGAGTTGATCGACCAGATCGCAAAGATCGAAAAGTTCCTTAGTAAGCACAGAATTCAAAAATAGTATTAACATAAATACTGTTTATGAGATCATTTGCTGAAACAATCCGAGAAGAATCAAAAGAGAGTAAATTAGATAAGTTAGGTCATAGTGTTAAGCTATCACCTGATAGATTAAAACAGCTCAAAAAAGATTATTCTGAATTCAAACATATCAATCTAGAAGATTGGCAACAATTTCCTTTTCCTAAAAACTCATCTGAAAAAACTAAGAGAGAGATACAGTATCTTATTTCTCTAGGTGAGTTCAGAACTAATTGGGAAGATGAAATGGTTGAATACGATACTAGAGTTGTTAGACCATTTAAAGATTATCTAGATGAATACGGTATTGAAGTAGACTTTAAAAGAATAAAAGAATTACGAGATCAATCGAATCCGATTATACTAGCACTCAAAAGACATTACAATAGACCTAGACCAAAAGCATTAGCAAAAGAGTTAGGTCTACCATTAGATAATTTTCCATTAAAGACAGCAGGTACACCTTCATATCCTTCGGGACATGCTACTCAAGGTAGATTAGTATCACTATTAGTTGCTGACGAAGCACCACTAGAACATAAAAAGAATATTCTAGACATAGGTAAAAGAATTGGACATAGTAGACAAATAGCAGGTGCTCATTATCCAACTGATACAGAATTTGGTATTAGATTAGCTGATCATCTATATGATCTATCTAAAAAAGGTATGGAACCTGATTTAAAATTAGAATCATTCGAACTCAAAGAAGAAGATGTATTCATATCAATAAATGATACATTACCTAAGTCTGCTACAGATAGAACAGAAATATATGAAGGTTGTGCTATTGTTGAGGGTATGGGTAAAGGATTGTCGATACTATCACATTCAGAGTTCTCACCAACTTGTAAAACTTGGATAGAAGATTTTGTATCTAATGTTGACGGTGGTGAAAAGATGATGTTAGAATACTGTAAAGAACTAGGTGGTTCAATGACACAACTAGGATCATTCAAAGATTTTATTCATAGAAATATTAATGATTATTATAATCAAGCACCTGATATATTTGAAGTACCAAATCCAGATAAAGTAAACACAGCCGATGCTGTAATGATATCTAAAGGTACCAAAGATGATTTATTTAAGATCATGAGAGAAATGAAAGGTTTAGATAAACAAGCACAACATGCTAGAATAAAAACAGACAATAAAAGTAAAGTGACTCTACTTGATTCTAATGATAAATCAGTTGTAGAATTCTATCAAGTTTCATTGAAGAAAGATGCAAAAGCAGGATCAGCTCGAATAGGTAAAGTTGGTAAGTTTGCTACTACTAGATTTATGACTGGTGTAGCTGGTAACATGCCTACTAGACTTCAAACAATACAACAGAATCATTTAGAATGGGATACAGAAGCTGAACTTATATCAGAAGGTATTCGTGATATGTTCAATAAAGGTGCATCAGTATTATCTAAACTTGGAGCAAAAGTTTCTAAGGGTGCAAAGTTTTTATTTAATAAGATAAAGAATGTATTCTCTAAACTTGCTAAGTCTGCTAATGATTTTGCTAAATCTTTTACAGATAAAGAAGTAAAAAGAAGTAAGATTAGTAAATCAGCAAATTCAATCATCAAAGAATTAGAATCACAAGGTGGTGTCATAACTGAAGGTGCTAGAACTATGAAAGCAAACAAACCTTTAGTTAGAGAAATAAAATCTTTCAATGAAGCAATGAAAGGTGATCCCATCAACAAACTATTTCAAGAGAACAAAAAACTTATCAAAAAGTTGAATTCACAATTTGCTGTAAAAGATAGACCAATAGAACCGATAGTAATTATTGAAGGTGGTGATACTTCTATATCATCAGCTGATCTTAAAAAATTAAAAGAACTTAGTTCAATAAAAGAAGGTGATGAAGTCATACTCGGTTTAGGTACACCAATGGATACAGTATTTAAACTAACTTCTAATTGGTCAGGTATGACTTACATTAAAGGTATATTAAAATATGTAGAAAGTAAAATGAGTAGTTATGAAAACTTATCTACATCATTATTTGCTCTAGCAGCTGAGTTCGAAGGAGAAGCTAGATTTGGTAATACATCACTACCTGTAGTAATAGTTTATGGTGGTAATAAATTAAAACACATGGGTACTAGGGATGATTTTGAAAAGAAAAAAGTAGAAGACTTAGCAAAGATCGGTCAAGATTATAATGACTTTCCTGTGTTAGTAATCAAAGTTATGAAAGTAGCAGGTAAAGAATATAATAGTATTAATATATTACTAGTTGAAAGTTTAGAAGGAATGCCACCCGAACCGAAATGGAATGTTGTTGGTATCGCTACAAGTTCTGGTTCAGGATTTGCTACTAAGTTTGAGATTAATACAACTACAAAGAATTGGAAAGGATCATTGAAGTAATGGAATTTTTGACAGAAGCAGCAGGTAAGAATTTACACTTAGAACATCTTGAAGATGAGATTCTAAACTTTGGTATTGCTGGTGGTCGTAGTTCAATACAGTTTCTACAATCATTGAGAGATATGTTTGCTGGTAGTTCGAAGTCTAAGTTGAATGTTACAGTCAAGTGGGACGGAGCTCCAGCTGTGTTTGCTGGTCCTCATCCTGAGACAGGTAAGTTCTTTGTTGCTACTAAAAGTTTATTTCGTAAAAGAAACGCTGAGGGTGCTATCTATTATACAGACGAAGATATAGATGCTGATAAGAGTGGTGTACTAGCTAGTAAATTAAAAGTATGTCTAGCTGAGTTTCCTAAATTAGGTATGACTGAAATATTACAAGGTGATTTAATGTTTACAGATGATGTATCTACAACAGAAATTGATGGTGAATCACACTATACATTTACACCAAACACAATTATGTATGCTGTACCCGTCAATTCTAATATTGGTAGAGAAATCAATAATGCTAAAGTTGGTATAGTTTGGCATACGACATATAAAGGTGATTCAGTAGAAAGTTTGAAAGCTTCATTCGGTGCTAAGATACCAGGTAAATCATCTACTGTATGGCAAGATGATGCTACATTTAAAGATGTATCAGGTAGAGCTACATTCACAGCTAAAGATACAATAAAAGTAACTCAACTATTATCAAATGCTGGTAAACAATTTCAAAGAATTAACTCAGGTAAGTTTAATAAATTTATGAGGTGGAATGACAGTCTTGGTAGTTCAGCAGTTGGTGCTAGTTTTAAAACTTACTTAAACACATATACAAGAGCAGGTAAAACATTACCAGCATCTGGAAAAGTAGTTCAAATGTATTTCAAACATTTTAATGATTGGTGGATAAAGAACAAAGGTGACTCACCAACACAAAAACAAAATTTAAAAAGACACTTAGCTGAAATAAGAAAAGCTACAGATACATTGAAAAATGTAGTAGACTTTATGAAATTTCTTATTGAAGCTAAACTAATGATAATTAAACAACTAGACTCAGCTAAAGGTATAGCTAAGACTTTTGTTAAAACAGATAATGGATTTAAAGTAGTAAATCCAGAAGGATATGTCGCTATTGATAAAACAGGTGGTGCTGTTAAAATAGTAGATAAATTAGAATTTTCATTCAACAACTTTACAGTTGCTAAGAATTGGGATAAATAGTAATATGAAAGAAAGAAAACAACCACAAGATCCTACAGTAAAAGATGAACCGGGTACACAACCTAAGAAGTATTACAAAGGGTTAAGTAAAGACGACAAAGAAGCTAGAGCCAAACACTTTAAGAAAGGTGGTACAGGACCTGCACCTGGTGATATAGATGACGATGGTGAAAGAGTTAAGACTAAACCAAGTAAACATACTTTGAAATTTAGAAAGATGTTTGGTGAAAGTAATCCAGATAAATCTCTTGCAGCCAAGTCAAAGAAATCAGGTATACCTGTTGGTATTCTTAAACAAGTATTTAAACGAGGTGTTAAAGCTTGGCAAACAGGTCATAGACCAGGAACTACAGCTGTCCAATGGGGACATGCTAGGGTCAATTCTTTTATCACAAAAGGTAAAGGTACATGGGGTAAAGCAGATAGTGATCTAGCAGCTAAAGTAAGAGCGAAAGAAGAAGTAGAAGCAGTCTCACCAGCACAACAAGCAGCAATAGCTATTGCTAAAAAGAAATCTGGTAAGTATGACAAAGACGGTAAAAGAAAAGATGAAGGTCTTTGGGATAATATCAGAAAAAAGAGAGAAAGAATTAAAAGAGGTTCTGGTGAAAGAATGAGAAAGAAAGGAGAAAAGGGAGCTCCTACTGCAGCTCAAATAAAACAAGCAGAAAGTCTTTGGGATAATATCAGAAAAAAGAGAGCAAGAATAGCTAAAGGTTCAGGTGAAAAAATGGGACCAAAAGGTAGTGTATCAAAGAAACAGTTTGATACTAGTGTTAAGTTTAGTGACAGTCCAAGAGCAGATGCAGCTAGACAAAGAAAGAATAGAATGAAAGGTAAAGCAAAGAAATGAAATCTTTCTTAGAACATATAGATTTTGGTAAGTATGAAGGTAGAAATGTACCTTTAGACAGACCAATGGTTGAAGTTTCAGAAGACGAGAATAAAGAAATTAATAAACCAAAACGAGGTGGTGCAAAGAAATTTTATGTCTATGTTAAAGATGGAGATAAAGTTAAAAAAGTATCATTCGGTGCTAAAGATGGTGGGTCTAATTTGTCAGTTAAATTAAAAGATCCAGCACGAAGAAAAGCTTTTGCTGACAGACATAATTGTGATACAGCAAATGATAAGACAACACCTAGATATTGGAGTTGTAGACTACCATATTACGCTAAAGATTTAGGACTTACAGGTGGTGGAAATTTCTTCTGGTAAACCTTACATAGATGAAGGTGAAATAAGAACTTTCTCTAAAGATGTAGCTAGTACTGAATTAGTTTGGCATCGTGATTTAGAGAATAGAAAAATAACAGTATTAGAAGGTGAAGGTTGGCAGTTTCAGTACAATGGAAGTTTACCATTTGAATTAAGAACTGATCGTAAATTTGATATAGACAAAGGTATGTATCATAGATTAATTAGAGGTAAAACTGATTTAGTTTTAAGAATAGAGAAGTATGAAGAACTTTAAAGACATAACAGAAGCAAGAGGTGATGGTGTTACATTTACTTTTGGTCGTTTTAATCCACCGACAGTAGGACACATGAAACTTGCCAAGAAAATGAAATCAGTTGGTTCAGATAATGATGTATTGATATTCACATCACATACTACAGACAAGAAAAAGAATCCTTTGACAAATAGTCAGATTCGTAAGTTCATGAATCCCATGTTACCAAAAGGAATAACTGTAGCTTCATCATCAGCTAAAACAGTTTTTGATGTTGTTTCTAAATTATATGATAAAGGATATACAAGTGTTAAAATGGTTGTCGGTTCAGATAGAATTAGAGAATTTGATTCATTACTTAAAAAGTATAACGGTGTCAAAGCTAGACATGGTTACTATAAATTCGATAACATTGATGTAGTATCAGCAGGTGAAAGAGA